AAGAATGTTGGGGAGGATTGGATTTAGCTTCTTCAAGAGATTTATCTGCATTTGTTTTACTGTTTAATGTTGATGGTAAATTTATTATAAGACCATACATATTTATTCCAGAAGAAAATGCAAAAAAAAGAAGTGATAGAGATGGTGTAAATTATATGGAATGGTTAAGAGATGGACATATATTTGGAACTGCTGGAGATGTTCAAGATTACAATTTCATTAGAGCCAAAATAAATGATTTGAGTAAAAAATATAGAATCCAATCTATTGCATATGATAGATGGGGAGCATCTCAATTGGTAATTGATTTGCAAAATGATGGAGCAACTCTTGATCCATTTGGGCAAGGATTTGTTTCAATGAATATGCCAACAAAAGATTTGGAGATTCAAATAATTGGAAAGAATATAATCCATGATAACAACCCCTGCTTGAATTGGTGTTTGTCTAATGTAGCAATACAAGAAGACCCAGCTGGAAACATCAAGCCAAACAAAGCAAAATCAACCGATAGGATTGACCCAATTGTTGCATTGATAATGGCTCTTGGAGAATACTATTCAGAAGATGATGGAGATAGTGTATATGATGAACGTGGAATAATAACATTATAATATGAAATTAGAAATAATAGCATTATTAAATCCAGATGGTTTTGATAAAAGATTTTGGGATTTAGCAAAAGAAAGTAAGACATATAAACAAGCATATGAGGAATTAGAAAAAGAATATATGTATCACTTTAAAAAAAGAAGATATGCAGATTATAATAGTTACAGAAATTGCAGAGATAAACGATTAAAATCACCAAAAAACCGCCAAAAAAAATTACAATAAAATCAACTATTTTTATTAAACATACGTAACTGATTGATAATCAATAAAATAAAAGTATAATTATTTTGTCTTATTTCTTTGCACAATTGTTGAAAAGTGTTATATTTGTATCATATTAATAATTAAAAACAAAAAAAATGGAAAATATTAAATGGAAAGTTTGGGTAAACAAAAATAGCAAACCTATTATTATGGAAGTGCCTTTTTCAAGAGTTCAAGATGCTAATGAATTTATTTGGGAGCAAATTGGCAAAAGACCTTCATCAATTTCAAAACTATCATAAGTTAATATCAACTAATAACATAAATTTAAAAGCCCTTGTATAATCTGCAAGGGTTTTTTTATTTTCTAAATGCAAACAAGTTGCACATCTAATAAAAAATTAAAACGTATTATTGTGAAAATTCTTATAAGATTTTGAGCATACTTGATTCAATTAAACGTATTTTTAATCCTCCTAAAAAACAAGAAAGAGGCATAACATTTAGCACAGCTTTTGGAAGTAGTGTTAATGTTGGCAATGATACTGCATTAACTTTTACTGCTGTTTGGAGTGCGATCAGATTATTAAGTGAAAGTGTTTCATCATTACCATTATCAGTTTATGAAAAACAAAAAAATGGCAACACAGAAGAATTAACTCAATCTCCAATATATAATTTATTAAAGTATAAGCCAAATCCATATCAAAACAAAATAACATTTTTGGAAAAGATAATGATGGATTTGTGTACTAATGGAAACTCTTATGTTTTTATTTCAAGAAACAATAATGCAACTCCAGTAAATTTATTTCCATTAAATTATGATGATGTAACAATATTAAAACAAGATAACCAATTATATTATGATGATGCTTCAACTGGAGATACTTATAATAGTGAAGAGATTTTACATTTTACTGGAATCACAACTGATGGAATAAATGGACTATCTCCAATTTCACAATGTAAAAATGCAATCTCTTGGGGATTAGCAATTGAAGAATATGGAAATACTTTTTTTAAAAATGGAGCAAAGCTTTCTGGAACATTATCAACTGATCGAGCATTAAGTGAAACTGCAATTGATAGATTAAGAAGCTCCTTTAATAATACTTATTCTAAATTGACTGGAGCAAATCAAACTGCAATATTAGAAGAGGGATTAACATTTAAACCAATTTCTATTCCTCCAGATCAAGCTCAATTTTTAACCAGCAGACAATTTTCAATTGAAGAGGTTGCAAGGATTTTTAATGTACCTCCGCATATGTTAAAAGATTTAACTAAATCAAGCTTTAATAATATTGAAATGCAATCTCAAGAATTTGTAACATATACATTGATGCCATATTTAACAAGGATTGAAAATGAGATGAATCTTAAATTATTTAAACAAAGCGAACTGGGAAGAGTTTATACTGAATTTAATGTGAATGCTTTATTAAGAGGAGATGTTAAATCAAGAACAGAAGCATATAAAGCAGCAATTACAAATGGATATATGAGTATAAATGAAGTAAGACAAAAAGAAAATATGAATAGTATTGATGGAGGCGATAAACATTTTATGCCTCTTAACATGACTACAATTGAAAAAATAGGAGAAGAAAATGCCATTACCTAAGCCAGAACAATATGAAACGGATTCTGAGTTCATTGAAAGATGTATGACAGACGAAATCATGGTTGAAGATTTTGAAGATGAGAAACAAAGATTGGCTGTCTGTAATGTGCAATTAGAAGAGGGAAATAGAAACATTTGGAATAAAAAATATGATAATATTATGGAAAAAAGAATTTTTAATATAGAAACACGAACAGAAGAAACAGAAGATGGTAAAAAAATAATTATTGGACATGCTTCTGTATATGGAAAAAGAAGTGAAAATCTTGGAGGGTTTTATGAGTTTATAGAAGCTGGTGCATTTACTCCAGAACTTATAGAAAACTCTGATGTAAGAGCCTTAATCAATCACGATCAGAATCTTATTTTAGGTCGTTCAACATCTGGTACATTAAGATTGAATCCTGATGAAAAAGGATTGAGATATGAATTTGATGTGCCAGATACATCTTATGGAAAAGATTTAGTGGTTTCTATGGAAAGAGGAGATATAAACCAAAGTTCATTTGCATTTACTGTTGAAGAGGATGATTGGACAACAGATGATAATGGTAATAATATTAGAACTATCAAAAAGATAAATAGATTATATGATGTTTCTGCTGTAACTTATCCAGCATATCCAGATGCAAATGATTTAATCATTGCACAAAGAGGATTGGCAACATATAAAGATAAAATAAAACAAGAAGAAGAGCAAGATGATTTAGTGAAACGTTCTCTGGTTTCATTAAAGATAGAATTAGCAAAGAGAAAAAAATAAATGATTTATAATTTTAAAAAAAAAAGAAATGAAAAATAGTATTGAACTAAAAGAAGAAAGAGCAGATATCATTTCACAGTTAGACAATGTAAAAGAATTGGCTACAACTGAGGAAAGAGATTTAACTGCTGATGAAAATAGTAATGTTGATGCATTATTAACTGAGATAGATAATCTTGATGTAAAAATTGAGAGAGCTGAAAAGGTGGAAACTATCAAAAGAAATACAGCTGTTATATCTGGCGCAACTGTATCTAAAAAAATAGATAAAGAGATTAGAGATTACTCTTTTCAAGAAGCTTTATCTCAAGCTGCAAATGGTCGAATTGAGGGGCTTGTAAAAGAGATGGATCAAGAAGCAAGAAATGAAGCTCGTTATACTGGGCAATCATTTAAAGGAGTAGCAATACCATCTTCTATATTAACAAGAGCTGCTGTTGCAACATCTGCTGCAAATGAAACTCAAACGATGGCTTGGACTGACCAATTAGAAGCAAATTTAGTTTTAGCTTCTGCTGGTGCTAATTTTTACTCTGGTGTTAACAATATGAAGTTCCCAGTATTTTCAAGTATTAATTCTGGATTCGTTGCTGAAACTGGTGGATCTGCTCCAGCTGCAAATGGTACAGCTACATCATTAACTTTAAGCCCAAAGAAATGTATTTCAATTGTAAATGTTACTGCTGAAGCTATTATGCAAAACTCTTCTATTGAAGCTGCATTAAGAAGAAACATGGCTGAAAGTGTTGCTGCGACAATGGAATCTGCATTCTTAGCAAATGATGATGTATCAAATGCACCAACATCATTATTTAAAGATGCTACATCTTCTGCTACATCAGCAATATCTGTTGCTAATGTTCAGAAAATGGAAACTGATTTATTAGCTGCTGATGTTCAATTAGAGGGAGCAAGAATGGCATATATAATGAATCCAGCTGCTTATGCTGATGTTAAAGCTCTTGCTCAAGTTGCTTCTGTTTCTGCTTTATATGATAACTTTGATAAGAGATTAAATGGATATTTCTCATTTATAACATCTAATTTGAACTCTGGAGGAACTGCATCTAAGACTGCTGCATTATTTGGAGATTTCTCTAAAGTACACATTGCACAATTTGGTGGGCTTGATGTAATTTATGATATATATACTGGAGCTGGAACTGGAGAGCCAAGATATGTATTAACATCTCTTGTAGATGCTGGAGCTGTTCAAGCGACTACATTCCACAAAAACTTGGAAGCATAGTTTTTAATTTATTATTAATTAAGAGGTGGTGGGGAACTGCCACCTCTTTTTTTTAACCTTATAATATGAGAGCATATAAAATAGATACAGCAAATACTACTGCATTAATTACAACTGCGGATGCAAAAACATTTTTAAAAGTTGATACATCTGCTGATGATAGCTTGATTGACAACTTAGTTAGTGCAGCAAGACAAAGTGCAGAAGAATATACAAACAGATTTTTTATGGATACAACATTGATTCAGTATGCAACAAAGTTTACTGATTTAAATGAATTATATAAAAGCCCAGTATCTTCTATTACTCATATTAAATATTATGATTCAGACAATACACAACAAACATTAGCTGGTACTGTTTATAGTTTAATCCCAGCAATAGAGCCATCACAGATTGCATTAAAAGTTGACCAATCATATCCAAGTGTTGCCGATCGGGATGATGCTATTGAATGCAAATATGTTGTAGGATATGGAGCTGCTTCAACTGATGTTCCAGAGCCAATAATTCAAGCTGTATATTTAACTATTGGACATTGGTATCAAAACAGACAAGATGTGGTAGTTGGAAAAATTGCAACTCAACTGCCTATGGCATCAAAATATTTGCTTGACCAATACAAAATACAAGTATGCAGATAGGAGAATTAGATAGAAGAATTGAACTGCAAAACCCAACTCAAACAACAAACTCTTATGGGGAAGTAACTCAAACATGGAGTGCATACAAAACTGTTTGGAGCCATGTCAATTGGGAGGGAGGAAGCAGAGATGAAGAATCTTCTGTAATTACTGCTATGACTAAAGTTATTTTTACAATAAGAAATATTGATTTAAATGGCTTGACATCAAAAACAAGAATTAAATTTAATAACAAATATTATTTCATCCATGTATTAAAACAAATAGATGGGAGAGAGCAATTTATAGAACTTGAAACAGAAGAAAAAAATATAGATTTTGATTCTCAATTTTCATTATCTTTTGCAACTGGAGATTCAGTTAATTATGGAGATAGCAACAGTTTTAGTTTTGATGGAAGTACAGATAAACCATTTTCAATGAGTGTATGGTTTAAATCAAGTAATAGTGTTGCTGGTGGATTTTCTCAAA